CATCATCCCATTCAAAACGTTCCTGAAGGTAATAGATAATGTGAAATGCCTTCTTTGCGGATAATTTTATTTCATCTTGTAAAAATTTATAAAATTCTTCCGTTGGCTCAAATGGAACTTTTATCATGTTACTTCCCATAAAACTTGTACTCCTTTACTTCAATTATTTTAAAATTATTCAATTTTCGGATTTGCCCCTTCGGGTATCAATTCCATTTCTCCCAAATAGTCGATAAAATCAAACAGCAGGTAGTCATTATACTTTCGTGCCACAATCTGCATCCCAAAAGGCAGACCGTTTGGGCCGATGAAAGCAGGAACGCTTATAACGGGCAAATGGGCCAATGTCCACATGAGTGCGGGGTCGGGTTTCTCGGGTTCGTCACGCAGCGGAGCTTCACCGGCAGTGCTGAGGGAAATCAGGATGTCGTATTGCTGCATGAATTCATCCATGGACTTGATGATATCGTTCTGAAGGATCAATGCCTGCATGTATTGCTCAAATCTTATCTTATGCCCTTTTTCGATAATATCGTTCATGACAGGCGATACAAGTTGAGAGTTTTTGTATTCTTCCCGAAAATAATGTGACAGGCTTTTGTTGTAGATGGTGGCATGAATATCATAGGTACTGAACATGATTTTTGGCAAATAAATTGAATCCTGAACAAGCTTATCTCTTCCTAACTGAACAGTTGACCATAACCATTTACAAATTGTATCTCTTGCATATTCCTCAGCATGTCCCCAAGTGTTTGTCCTGACAAATCCTATTTTCCATGGTTCTGAAGCAAGTTTTGCTGGTCTTGAAGAAAAGGCCACATGACTTACCGGATAATTCCTGCCATGCACTCGCAGCGCGTCGAACATAATGCGAAGGTCGCAGGCATGGCTCGTGAAGAATCCCACTGTGTCGAGAGTGTCGCAGGTCTTGAGCATGCCGGTGCGGGGGATGAGGCCGAAACTCGGTTTGCAGCCATAGATGCCGCAATAACTAGCAGGCCTGACAATGCTGCCGGCAGTCTGGGTGCCGATCGCGGCAGGCACCATTCCGCTGGCAACCGCAACCGCCGATCCGCTGGAGCTGGTGCCGGGGTTTCTGGTTACGTCGTGGGGATTAAGTGTTTTGCCCAAGGCATGTACGGCGAATTCGGCGGTGACTGTTTTGCCGGGGATTACCGCACCGGCGTTTTTAAGGTTATAGACTGCGCGGGCGTCATTGCCAGGGGTGAAGTTTTTCCACAGCGGGGATCCCATTTGTGTGGGAAAGTCGGCGGTATTGAAAATGTCCTTGACGCCGATGGGGATGCCGTGAAGAGGACCGGGCTTGCAATTTCTAATCTGTTTAAGCAGGCTTTCATCATCAAAAACTTCCCATGCTTTACATTTCGGCTCGAATTCACAAAAACGCTTTACACAAACATCGTTTATTTCTGCAATACTTTCATGCCCGGTTTGTAATTCTGATATGATTTGTTTTATGGATATATCTAAAAAGCTTTTTATTTTTACCGCCTCCAATCCTCTTTTAATAATCCCATTACTGCAACGTCTTGATATTCGCCGTCGCAGTAGTATGCCTGCCTTAAAATACCATCCGGCTTAAATCCGACATTCATAAAGGCTCCCTGGCTGTTGATATTTTTAGTAATCATTCCAGCCTGCAGGCGGTTCAGGTTCATCCGGGTGAACGCGTGGTCAACAAGAAGCTTTATTGTTTCCGTGCCGTAACCACAGCCGCGGCACTGCTTGTCCCCGATGATGATGCTGATTTCTGCAGATCTGAATGTCGGGTGGATGTTGAGCAGGGTTATGTTGCCGATGTGGGCTTCTGGCTCCATTCTTTTGTATTTTACAAATATCTCCTTCCTGACTATTGCAAGATGCATGCCGTCTTTGCTCCGTTGCATTGACTTCATGTATTTCCGCATTTCGTCCATATTGTTCGGATATATGCCGCGCTGCATAAATCTTGTTGTTTCCTGATCGTTCAACCAATTGAAGTAATATGACAAATCTTCCTCCACAATAGCGCGGAGGTAGATTCTGTCACCGGTTAGAAATTGATTCTGCATGTTAGCGCCTCCGATATTCTTTATTTTTTGTACCATTCATTTAAATCAGGTGCTTCTCTTAGTATATAAAAACCAGTTTCATACCACTTATTGATAAATCTTAACCTATTAGCAATACAAGTAGGACATAAAAGCCCACCTTCTTTGCATTGCGAGGGTGTTATTTGTTCCCATAATTCATTAGGTATCACCATATCAGGGAATTCTCCATAAGGCATTTTACAATCATAGCAACGGGCTGATTTATCAGCTTGCCTATTTTCTTCTGTATACTTCCAAGGATATTTATATTCAGCCAATTAAATCACGTCCTTCATCCAAGCCAGCACAATATTTTCCTCAACCTTTTCACATACCGGACAAAGCCCAGGTTCATAACCCATTGTTTGGAAGAAAGGCATTTTGTAGATCGGCGTTATGTAATGCTGCTTGAAATTAAATTTATCCGGCATTTTTTTCTTTACCACTTCGGTGTAAGCATATTTATAAAATGCGCTGGTGCATTCCGGACGGACTTTAACCGGAAAGTATTTTGCATTCTCCTGATAAATAGCAAGGATGCTGTCGAGCTTTTTGAGTTGCTCCCGGGCAATGGCGGCAGAAAGTTCGGTCATGCGGAGGTTGAGGCCGACAAGATTTACAAATGGTATTGTATCCCATTTTGCATCAGGATCATGAATGCGGCACATATCATTTATAACCGCTTCTGAATGATTCATTGCAAGCCTAATCTTAAATGCCAAATTATTATCATCCGTAACTACAACACCGCCTTCTCCGCATTGGATGTGCTTATGACAATTGAGGCTGAACACTCCGATGTCTCCGAGGGTCCCGGCATATTTGCCCTTGTATTTTGCGCCGCATGCCTGGGCTGCGTCCTCTATGACAGGGATATTGTGCTTTTGAGCTATATAATTGATAGCGTCTGCGTCATACGGTTGGCCGAAGAGATCCACAGCAATGATCGCTTTTGTGTAAGGTGTGATTTTACTTTCCACAGATGCAGGGTCAAGGCAGAAATAATCTTCTTCGATATCGGCGAAAACCGGATTTGCTCCGAAATGCAGCGGCATGGATGCAGAGCAGGTCATGGAGTATGGGGAAACAATAACTTCTTGGACCTCAGGATGATAATTCCGGGTTTTGCTGTTCCATACCCAGGGCTTAAGGCCGATTGCCGCACAGGCAAGCCATAAACCCGATGTTGCTGAATTGCAGGCTATTGCATGTTTCACGTGAAAATATTCAGCCCATTCCTTTTCCAGGGCTTTGATCTCTTCGCCGCCATAGAACCAATCGCCCCATGAACCACGATATCCCGACAGGATACCTTTTTCCATTACTCTTAAAACTGCTTCGCGTTCCTCTTTACCTATCATTTTGATTCCTCCCTTGTTTTTAATTCTCTTTCAATAATTCCAGATATTCCGATCCATGGAACAAAAATAAGCATAAACCACCATGAAATTCTAGTTGATGTCATCATCACAAGTGCGATGGTCATGACCACAACATCTGTTCGATTAAATTTTGGTGTAAATAGCCATTTTAAAATTTTCATTTGCTTAACATCCCCCCTTCTTAAAGCGCTATTTCCATGATTTCGTTATATAATTTAATTGTTCTTTCGCCATTATTCATCCTATCCCTCAATGGCCTTATGACTATGCTTAATGCAAAATATCCAGTTGATCCTATCTCTACATATGCAGCTTCGCAGGTGCTCAGGTAGCCTTCGGCTTTTTTCCAATCCAGTGTGGCTTTGTTTTCCTCCATCAATTTATAGCATTCTTCCAGCGCCCGCAGTGCGTCTTCTCCGGTGCACTTCAGCGGTTCCTTGCCTTCAAGGAAATTCCAGGCATTGTTCATGACATACCAAAGGTGCTTATCGTAGATGCTGTCGACATGTGGGTTTTTGGTGAAATTAACTGCGGCATCCTGGAAGAAGTCCTTTTCATAAAACATGCCGATCTGATATATCCAGCGGTAATCCGTCGGTATTTCGAGGATCTTAAAACCGTCCATTGTTCCGCGCATCCAGAGGACAAAGTCAACCATGTGGGATCCGGTGTGAAGCCAGCCACGGTTAAAATAACCATAGCCCTCAAGGAACTTGCCCCATTTGCCCATATTAATTTCATCTTTCATTCGCTGATATTCCGGAATGAAGCGTCTCGTATAGTCCACAAGGATGGGGATGTTTTTCTGCCGGTATAGCTCGATGATTTCCCGGGCCTGCCGCAGATCAGTTGTCAATGGTTTTTCGCAGATGATGAGCTTCGGAGAGTATTCAGTAACTTTTTTCAATATTTCATAATGGTTGTCATCAGGTGTGGCTATACAAATTACATCAGGATAACGATATTCTACAAGCTTATCCAGTTCTTTAAAGTGTTTTTCAATTTTTATTCCCCAGATTTTGATTGCATTCATTTCCTGAATGTCATTTATATCGTGAAGTGATATTGCTCCAAAACCTTCATGATCTTTAGCGGTATGGAAATAACTAAGATATTTGTGTTCATTCCCACTGCCAGGTGCATCAGCCAGCGCGCCTTTGTTGCCGGCGCCAATAATTAAAACATTATAACTCATACCGTATACCCTCCATCCACTATGATATTTTGGCCCGTAATCCCTTTGCTTTCATCCGACACCAAAAACTTAACCGCCCCGGCGACTTCATCGGGCAGTACCATATATCCAAGTAAGGTTTTCGCGGAGTACTTCTCCCTGAAGTCCGGTGTTTGCTGCGCTACTTCCCTGTCTGATTCCACGCCGCCGAGGATGATACAGTTCACCCTGATTTTCGGAGCCAGGTTTACGGCCAGTATTTTGGAGAGGTAAATCTCAGCTGCCTTTGAAACTAAGTAATTTATTGGAATCGGCCTGACCGTAGGGACTTTGATTCCGTAAATACTCGAGATAAAAATAATATTGTCCAGCCATGGATTTGCCTCAATCGTCTTCATTGTGTAAAAATACGGCAACATGACATCCGTAGTAAATTCGCCGATCCATTTTTCTTCCGTAATCGGTTCGATCAGGTTTTTATGTGCCCTGGCGCAATGGATAAGACAGTCAATATTATCCGGTATACAACCGGCATCTGTACGCACCGGCATAATCATATGACCTTTTGTTTCCAATGCATTCTTGATGATTCTGCCGATAAAACCAAATGAGCCCGATAATGCTATAATCATAAATTTGCCCCTCTCTTAATTTTTGTTCTGTCGCCCATCTTGTGGAGTACATCCACTATGATAATTGCAGACCTTGTCAAGTCTGCATCTTTTTGAATAAGCTTGTTTCGATTTAAAGTAAGCAACTGCCTCTGTGAAACAAGGATAAGGTTATTTATATCGCAATTGCTTCGTTTGCCATCACCGAAGATAACTCCATGCCCTTTTGGCATAGGCCCGTTAGCTGCTTCCCATATTACTTGATGCTTTAGACGCCATTTATTCGGATCAGCAATTTTAATCTCCGTATATCCGTCAATATTTACTCGCTCCGAACCTATTGGCTTAAAATTTACCGGTCTGCATCCTTTTTTGAATTGAGTTGGTTCCCATCCGCCGGTACCTTTCTTGCCCTTATTGGGAGGAATGTGACCTTTTTGAAACTTTCCGTCTAGGCCGCTGTCTATGTTGTGATTATTGTAATATCCATCTATTTGCGCATATGTGTAGTTTGTCCCAAAGGTCTTATTCAGCAGTTCTGTCATGTTTTTAGGTCCGTTGCCGGCATAATTTTCTTTAATAAATTCCCTGATTTCAGCAAAATATAACTCCGTCGATCTTCCGGCAGGTAACCCGCAAGGAGTTCCGCTTTTTAACTTGTAATTGGCCTTGTATGACTTCATTTTTGACTCGGTAAAATCTGTTCTGAATCTTGCGTTTACAAGTATCGCGAGCTCTTTTGTGGTAGTTCCTTTTACATTCTCAGCTATAAAATTATTTATCTCTTGCGGGTACCTTTTCATATATTGTTTCCCCTTCCAGCATCGTCGGAAGTTTTTCATCCGGTTTTAAATATTCGTGTGCCAGTTCCCTTGCCCTAAGCACCAATGATGCATTTGATATGATTTGTGATGCAACCGAAGTTACCGCCTTTGCTCGACCAATTTCTTCCTGAAGCTCTTCGCCTGTCAGATCTTCATCATTCAACCTTTCCAGTTGAGCAAATAAATGATTGTTTAAATCTCCAAGTGTATTTTTCATAAATTATTCCCTGCCTTTCTCCAAAACTCCAATACATACTTTCATCAATCCCATAACTATTTCAAACCATTCTCTTTGTTTTAAAGCAATCTCCACCCGTGCCTTGTCCGGGCTGTCGCATTGGTCGTAAAACTTGAACATTTCCATTTCATGCGCCAGGTAGAAGCTCTGTCCGACGTGAGCAAAAAAGAGTTGCCAGGCAGATGGGTCAAGGTTAAGGCATTGCTGTTTTAAGTCAAGAAGCTGTTTCATGATGACGTCCAGCTTTTCAATGTCTGGATTATCGCGCATGACCTGCAACTCGTCAGCTTTTGTATCAAAAAAATTCAGTCCGCTCTCGCAGAGGGTTACAATTTTTTCGAACGAATTTTTGGTCTTTTCAATCAAGCCGTTAATTTTTTCATAATCATCCGGCGATATTGTAAACTGCGAGACGGTGTCCCTGATTCTCTCCAAAGGGTAGAAAGAATTCTTGATATATTTATCTATCGCCTCTTGAAATGTCATGATGATTGTCTTGTTTATGTATGCGCCGCCTTCCGTCGCGTTGATGCATTTACCCTTGTATCCAGCCACATCGATGTTGTAAGAATCAAGGAAGAGCTTCAGGCTGGCGGTCGTCTCGACTTCCGATTCGATGTTACCTTTGACCTTATATCTTTTTTCCTTGAGATAGCTGATCTGCTCGGTGCCCAGTGAAGAGTTATCGGCATTGGTTTTGCCTTCCGAAGATATGGCCAGGTCCTGACCGATAAGAATAATGGGATTGCAGCCAAGATATTCGGCAATCTTGAAAGCCATGTTGCCGGCGGACGATCTGATGGTCAGGATGCCACGATCAATTCCAAGCCACTTGAAATGATCGAAGTTGCGATAGACAATAATATTCGGGCCGGGATAAGTCCGGTAGACTTCGTTATATACCACAGGGCAGGCAGCAAGATATACATCGTTCACCTCTGAAGCAAACAAATTATTCACCAACCGCACAACTTCAATTTCTCTTTCAAGCGCCGCAACCATATGAGGCGCAACTCCTATGTGGAGTAACGGCTTCAATGCAGAATCGGCAGCGATTATAACAGCCTTATCCTTCAGGCCGGCCAGCAAATGTTTGTTCTTGTCGAGGCTCGGGCCGCATGATACCACAATGGCGGGCTTATTAGTAAATTTGTTCTGCAGCAGGTTTATTCCGGGATTTTCGATAATCACTTTCAGATTTTCCAGCATATTTTCTATGCCGATGATGGAATCTTCCGGTGCATTGCCATAATTCATGACAGCGTATTGGGCGGTCTGCTTGAAAGTCTTCCATGCCGATATATAGTATTCTTGTTCCAGGAGCAGCGCCGATTTATTGTATATGGGTTTTGCGCCCCTGATAAAGAGATATCTATTGTTACCAAGGAAATATTTTTGAAATATCGGGAACAGGTTGTCGATTTTTTCACCCACAATGAATAATATCTGCTTATGCTTTATGAATTCAACTAAGTCCATGGTCTTCAGTGCGAGCTGGAACATGGCGAGGTCTTTTTCGATGACAATTATATTCATGGTGTTCAGGATTTTTGAATATTTCATCATGTAATAGACCACTTCGTTCCCTATGCCAAATCCAAGAAAAACCGCAAGGGGGACACTCATTGGCTTGTATTGACTGTATCTCTCTTCAATTTCTTTGATGGGATCCTCTTTATCGTAATAATAAAAGTTTTTGGATTTTATCCGCAATGTGGCTGTCCCGCCTTTTGCAGAAAGCGTCTCGTAATCCAAATTTACCGGCGTCTTTGAGATAAGCCTTGCAATATCGGGGTAGTATGCCTGTAAGGCTTCCATATTTGCGCGATAAAATGGGTTTACTGGTTTTATCTGATTCCTGCTATTGCCCTGGAATTGTTGTTTCAAGTTGGTTGACCTCCTTCGAATATTCCTGCTTAGTTGAATTTTATTTTTTTATATCATTTTTGTGCATATACCCAGTTATCCATCCTAAAACGTATGCCACAATAAAGGCAATTAAATAGCCGATTTCCATAAATACTCCTTTATATTTTTTTATTATTCTTCAATCCCAGTCCAATCAAAAAATGAATCTACAAAGTCCTCGATCTCTTCTGTTATCAAATCGTAAAACATAATTCACCTACACCATTTCTTTTATCTGGATAATTTTATCCACATACGATGCCGCCTTTTTAAGCACGCATAGTCCGCCCTTGAACCTGTATTCAGATAGGCAGTCGATTGCGTTGCCGATGCAGAAGCCTTCGAACTGCTCCGGGCTGAGCTTGTCCTGAAGATAGTCAATTGTTTTTATGTCATTAATGGCGGGCCTGAAATCCTCAATGATCTGTTCAATGTTTTCTTCTGTTGAAGCTTCAGAAGCTTCAACTGTTTCTTGCTTTTCATTGATGGAACCTTCATTGACAGAGGCTTCTGGGACGAATTCCACAATGGAGGAGGCAGTAGGGTATTTTGAGCTATGACCGCCAGCTTTTTGATCGCTCATATAAAGTATTATTTTTGCTTTGAGTAACTGTACTTTTCCATTCCAAGCGGGAAGGAAATAGTCTGTCATTTCTTCCAGACTCTTGCCTTCAGTCTTTAATTTTATAACCTCGGCTTTACTCAGTTTTATGATGTTAATTTTTTCTTCAATATTGCTATTTGCCTGAAGAACCAATTCCTTGGTTTCATTATGCAGTTCATTGAAATTTAAACTACTTTTCATATCCTCATCCTCATTTCTCATGGCAACGCCATATTTTTTCATTTCCTCTTGTGTCATCACCCTTGTTGTAACAGGTCCAGGTGATCTGTTTTGCCGACCATCAGGATCAATCTTCCAACCATAATTCAGACTATATGGATTATAAAGACTCACAAAATCACCTGCCTTATTTTATCTGTCATGCTTCCGTCAGAACTTCCAATTTTCCATCCATGCCCTTTTATCTGTTTTAGATTTTTTATCTGCCATGCGTAATTCCTTGTAAACCTACTCTCTCTATGTCTTTAGTCTTTTTATATTTTTATATGACAGATAATGACAGATAAACAGTAAAGTATCTATATATAAAAAAGACAAAGAAAACTTGCGGGGTATCTGTCATTATCTGTCATGTCATTTATTTACAGTGTATTAAAGCCTTATAAGTCAATGGTTTGCGGATTTTTGATGTTTTTTTAAAAAATTGAATTCATTTTCTTTTTTCCTCCTGTTTACTGAATATTTCTGTCAATTCATTATCCAATAAATCGTCCTGTTTATAGCCTGTTTTTACAGAGTGATATCTGGTGCTGTATTGCTCCCGTGGAGTAATAAGTTTTAACCCGGACCATAACGTTCCATGCATGGTTTTTCGCTTGTTATAACCGGCAGTTTCCAGTGCAGTGGCAAAATCTCTGGGCCGTCGCTTGTACTCATTGTTTTTCTCACACCACTCCACATAGGAGTCATACAGCATGCCGCCCTGTTCTTCAAATTTGCCTATCTCGCAGCATTCGTAAATAAAATTGCCTACCCAATCCTCGGCATTTTTATAATCTTTCGTCGCAGTTTCCACAACAGCTGGCAGATTAATGCGGTAATCGTTTTTTATGTATTTTATGGCACCTTCGATAATCCATGTCAGGACTGCATCCCCATCACGCTGAAACAAAATATCTGAATAATCCTTTATTTGATCGTCTGTCTGGATAACTGCTTTAAAAGGTGCAACGGCAATTCTTCGCCAGGTTCCAATATCGGAACTTCCTATTTTAGGTAAAAAGTTCGTTGCCATGATCAGTGTATGGGTTGGCATAAATGTTCTATCCTTCTGGTATAATTCTCTGCCGGTAATCGGATCCGTTGAAGACAACTGCTTTAACATGGAGCTTGACATGCGCCGTCCTTCCTCCAGTTCCACCGCGGTAACATACCTTTTCCCGTCAAGACGCGTTATGCCGACCGGCTGCCGGCCGTCCCTTTGTGCCATTAACATTTCCGGATTGATTGAACAGGCATAATTCCCAAATACCTTACCGACTGCATTTAAAAAAGTTGATTTTCCATTTTGCCCGCTGCCATAGAAGACCGCCATCCCTTCGTGGAATACTTTTCCTATTGCCGCCATCCCGCAAAGTTGTTGAAAATAATCAATCAGTTCTTCATCCTCACAAGTTATAAGTTTCAAGAAATCATTAAATAGTTCAAATTTTTTACCAGGAGTATAGTTTGCACCTGTAATTCTTGTCATCATAAAAGACGGATCATGTTTCTTAAGTTCACCTGTACGCAGATCAACAACTCCGTTCTGACAATTCAATAAAAACGGGTTACTATCCAGGTCCTCAACTTTGATAGATATGTCTGATTTTGCAAGTTCTATCATGGCTTTTATACTCCTCTCGCTTTTTGCTTTTACGGTGTCCCTGAATATCGCCTTCGCCTTTTTGACCTCGTCCTCCCCTATGGCACTGGAAATTGCTCTCAAAGATGATATAATCATTTCCTCAACCATTTTTTTCGCAAGCTGAATTATATATAGCAACCTGTCGTCATTCCAGCGCTTGTCATCCCATACCAGCCAGGATTTAAAATCACTGCACCATAATATTTTTCCGGAATATTTATCTGAAAATATCCTGCTCCTTCCCATGTCGCTCGAAGTATCGTCAAGCGGTTTTTCAACGATGCTCTGCACCAGCGCATCCAATCCGGCATCAATATCCGGAGGTTCATCGGCAGGTTTTGTCTCTCTCTTTTTTGCCGGCGCATATGTTTCGCTGCAGTCTGCTGCAGCCATTTTTATAGTTATCTGCCCGTATGTACCGCCTTCACCGTGTATCTCATCCCATTTTTCACGCATCAACCCCGACCGGCGGAAAAGCCTGTCCATCTTTCCGTAATCCTTGCCGGTGTAAAATGCCAGCAGATTACAAAGCGCCAGATCCGCCTCGCTCTGGCTTGTGTATCTTCCCTTCCAGTTGCCGTTCATGAGATCATTGAACAATGCCCCGTTTTTAGCATTCAGCGCAATATTCACAATGTCGTCATCGTTTACGAAAACAGGTTCTTCGTGTACACTTTTACTGGTTTTTTGCTCACTTTTGCCCGGTTTTTTAACGTTTATGTACTTTTCGTGCACAATCGCCAGCTCGTCGATCCGCTCCTCCACATCCATGTGGCCAACATCCAGAACATTACCTGTCATGCAGAAAAACCGCCGCTCGTCGTATATCCCAAGATGAGCATTCGGCTTTCCGTCGCGCTCGATAAATACCTGCCGGCGCCCCTCCGGAAGCTTCCCCCTGCAAATTACATGCATCCCCTGCCCGCTCGGACTATACTCCGTATAACTATCCAGTGTGGAAACGATATCCCGTGCATGCTCCGCTATTACACCGTCTTCCCGGCACTCATCAATGTCAATACCAACAAAGCCGTCACCCAGCATAAAGCCAATGCCGGCTAGGGTAGTATCCTTTGTCAGACATTCCAAGGCAGAAGCATAGCTGCTCCAGGTATCGGGGTTATTCGACATGGCCATGCCGTACGTGCCATCCCGTTTGGGCTTTGAGTTCACCGGCACTTTTGTCGGCTTCCCTTTTCTCTCTTCTAGTCTCCAGCAAACCCATCTGTCAAACTTTCTTAATTCTTCGGGTATGTTGTCAAAATTCATTCGTACACCGCCCGCCTGTTATAGTTTTGTTTTCTCAATGAATTCCAACATCGCTATAGTTTTTATCACAATTGTCCGGCCATTTCGCACTATCGGAGCTTCAGGCATTTTACAAAGTTCAAGCAGCCTGCTTCTGCCAATAGGAAACACTTTCCTAAATTCAACTATTTTGCAGAATGCCGGTATATTGCCACTTTTATAATCCTTCACTGTGGTCATAACCGATTCCTCCTCTCTTATTTCTAAACATAAACACCTCCCGCCTAAAAAGGTATTTGTGTATACTCCTGTATCTCCAGATCCGTAAAGCCGCAGTTCAATAAAAAATTATATACATAATTCAGCCCGATTTTTGCGTTAACCAGATGCAGACGGAACGGATCCTTATCAGCTTGCGGTACCTTCGAATTATCCATCCAGTAGCCAAATTTTTCATACTCGTTGTATAGCTTTGAGAACTCGCTTAATATCTCAAGCTTATTTCCTATGTCAACCGGCATTTGCAGCTGGCACGATATCAGCAAATTAAAATTTTTATCCCAATTCAACTTTATCATCACTGTCACCTACTTTTCCCAAGGCATTTTTTCACCGGTCTTCTGCTGCTGATTATCCGGCGGTGGAGTAATATCTTTTTCTTGCTCAGGCGACGGAGTATGCTGTGTATTTTGTGTGCCCGATGTTCCTTCTTTCTTTTTGTCATCCGCGAAATACCAGTTTTCCACGACGGCCTCTGTTACATAATGTTTCTTGCCCTCATTATCATCCCAGTTCCTGGTCTGTAATCTGCCAGCAACCGCAATCCTTCTGCCCTTCTCCAGAAATTTTGCAGCCGCTTCGCCTTTCTTTTCCCAAACAATACAAGGAATGAAATCCGCTTCTTTTTCCGCTCCCTCCTTTTGATATTCCCTGTCAATTGCAAGCGTAAAACTACATACCGCCGTATTATTCCCGGTGGTATATCGTAACTCCGGATCCTTTGTCAGCCTGCCCATTAAAATAATCTTATTCATACTTCCGCAACCTCCTGTATATTTATTCTTTTCTTGCATATCCCGCTTTTATTGCGCATTATCCTGCTATAGCGCAATTAACGGATTCTTCCATTGGATTTTTCAAATACTTTGTAGCATCTTTGGCAAAACGTTTCATATGCTCCGGTTTTCCATGAAAATGCAGTATGTCGATCATGCTTACCAAATAAGCATTTTATCGTTCCAATCAGTTTTTTCAACTTGATTCCTCCTTCGCCTACTTTTTATATTATGTACTACTTATTGCGAATCTTCGGTCCGCCCTTAATAACGCATCCCAAATCCCTATACACCTTCGCCCGCTCACGCGCCCATGCCTTGCATTGCGGCACTTTGTTGTCCCAAATATCGTACACCACCGGCACACCCTTGCCCTCAAACGGCCGCATCAATCGCCCCGTGCCCTGCTGCGTAGTCGTCGGATCCTTATGCGGAGTAAGCAGCACCAACTTATTCAGCCTCGGGATGTCAAGCCCCAGCTTGCTCAACTGCTTTGTGGTAAAAAGAAACGCATATCTTCCTTTCCGCATTCCGGACATGATAGCCTCGCGTTCCTTTTTCGGCGTTTCCCCGCAGACAAACGCCGCCGGAGCTCCGTAAAAATCTTTGACATAATCACACATTTCTTTAAGGTGTGACAGGCTATCGCCCAAACAGAGGCAGTAATCGACACCCTGAACCATACTACCCAATATTTCTTTTATAATGTCATTGCGCTTCTCACAGCACCGCATAGCCACATACATTTGCTGCACCGACAACATCTCTTTTTCCCCGTCCTCATCAACCCCCTGATCATACCCGAAGTCCGTTTCGATAAATTCCACCCTTGGAACAATGACCGACAACCGCGGATCACCTTGTTCAACCTCGTAAAATTTAGGCCCGATCACGTGAAACATTGTCTCAATCAATCCGTCACTCCGGTGCTCGCTGGCTGTCAGACCGAAGCGGTAAAACGCCGGAAACTGAGAAATAACAGATTCAAATATCCTGGCTTTTTCAGCATCCTTGAAAACCAAGTGCGCCTCATCAATAACCACGCATCCAAATCGATTCCGTATATCAGACAGATCTCTTTTATTCAAAGTCTGCACTGTGGCAAAAGTCACATGTGTTCCGATGCTCATATTTTCGCCCTGAATAACTCCAATCTGGCTGCCGTTGAGTCCCAAAAATTTTACAGCGCTGTCCTTGCTCTGCTTCAGCAAATCCATCGTGTGGGTTATCCAGAGAGCAGGCTGCCTTACCTCGACAATCATGCCAATTCCGCAAACTGTCTTCCCGCTCCCGCATGGCGCAATAAATACTCCCTGTTGCCAATCTTTCGCCAACTTCACCGCCGGAGCCTGATAATCCCTGAGCTGCGGACTCAAAGAAAACGATATTTCCGGAAGCTTCACTCTCTTATCGTCGATCGTGCTCCATGATAGTCCTGCCAAATTCCACAGATGAGGAAAGTATCCCCGCGGCAATAAATATTCTATGGAACCATTCACCATCTTTTCGGAAAACAGTTTTATTGTAGGTGAAGGAACTTCTTCTCCTGTTTTTCTATCTTTATAAATTGGAAGCCTGAACATTCTCCTTCTTTTGTATTCCGGATTTTCCAGCGTCAGCTCCGCCTTAATCTGTTTCAGCAATTCCGGTGGCACGTCCTGTAGGCGGAGGACGCTATCCATTGTGATTTTCAAGTTGATTCCTCCTTTATATAAAGAGCTGGCTCCGAATACTTTTTTCCAACAAGGATTTTTTTAATTTCATTCTTCGCTTTCCCAATTGTTTCAGACTCAAATTCAGATTGTACAATGCATTTAAGCTCTTTATCGTAATATTCACAAATAAATTTCAATTCCGATCATCTTCCTTCCATTCCCATAGCTTAAGCTTGCCTTTTGCCGGCACCGGTTTTTTCAGACGCTTATTGTCTGCCAATATCCATGCATACCTGCCCGGCCGATAATCACCAAAAGCCTCTTCTTTTGTAGAGAGCTTATATCCCGGAACGATTGTTCGGCCTGAAAAAGCTGAACCGACCATCTGTACACAATCAAACACCACACATGTGGATAATATCGCACTTGTCGGTAGCGTTTTTGGATCCGTATATCCATGCCTAGCCAGTGCAGCCTTAATTTCCGGAATTTCGCAGGCCTCAAAATCGATTTTCGCGCCGGCATGAATAGCCAGCTTTCCCCGGAATTTTGTTTCCCAGCTACGTGTCTCATAATATTTTTCATCCAGAACCTTAAGCGTCGCCCAAGGCTGGATCAGCGTCAAAGCTAACATTTATCTGCGCCTGCCTTTAACTTGATAAGTATTTGTGATTTTGGACTGTCATCACCAGCTCTGCGAGCAATTATTCCATATTGTTCTATGTATTCAATAGCCATTTCTAATTTTTTCTCAAGCCTCAATATCTCCTGTCTTTGTGCTTCAATATGCTTAATCGCCGTATCAACACTTATTTTGCCAACAAATTCTGTCTTGTTAATTTTTGTCGACATATATTCCGTAATCTTGGCAACATCGCCGCGAAGCTGTTGATTTTCAAATTTAACAAATTCAAGCGTCTGTTCCAATTCATCAATTTTGTCATCGCCATATGGGCTTATTTGTAAGCGTTCCCGTAGTTGCTCACATTTTTGCAGATATGTTTTTGCGTTTATGGTCTGTATGTCTATCTCCTGCTGCTGTGTTTTTATCTCACATTCTAGCCAATTATTTTTAATTACAAGACTTATATTTTCATCCTTGTAAGTGCCGCCGTTTGATGTCAATAATCCGCCAGCAAATAAACCAATCAATAAAGCTATGACTATGGCAATAATCGTGCCAACCATATACCTCACCCCTTCCCACTAAAACAACTCATATCCCATCCCCCTGCAATCTTTGGCAGCTCCGGAAAGTCCTCCATCCTGATGCTCCCCCTGCCTCCCGAGCAAACCGTGTCCCGGACCTCATGCCAGGGAATCAGGAACGCCCGGGCAAACTCCCTTGTCTGCCATATCCCGATTATAAAAGCATTATCCCTGCCAACTAGCCTTTCAAACCTGTTTAACCCCCGGCGCTCATTGGCAGATATTTTGCTGTATTCAATCGCCGGCACTGCCCGCCTTTTAACCTCCACAGCATAGCCGCCGCCCGGAGGAATCACCAGCTTGTCAAACTCCGTGCCATACCCCGTATTTACGATTTTATGGCTCCAGAGATTCAAAAGCTTCAGGGAGGCGGTAATGTCCGCCTCTCCCTCTGCTCCAATTTTTGGATTACTCTTCCGGGTCGGTTTCTTGGACAATTACCTCACCCTCTCCTATCCTGATTTTTGTAATTCATTAGGGAAATTTAATCTTGCAAATTCTCCGAAATATTTTATAGCCTCTATGTCATAAACTAATGCTGCTTCAATCTCATTTTCATGCAATCCAAGATATATGTTTTTACCATTAACACAGATATTTGCTTGCCATTTCTTCCATACAATGTGATATGCAACACCTTTGTATTTAGAAGATGAACCTGTATGCGACTTCCTGTTTCTGCTGTTTTTCTGGCAGTTAGTTACTCTTAGGTTGTGCTCTTGATTATCCAACCCATCGCCGTTCCAGTGATCTACTATTTGTCCCGGTTTTGCATCCATTATTACCCGGTGCATCTTAAGTGTTGTGCGTTTGCCATTTTCAAGAGCAATATTGCATTTTGCATAAACATTCCCATGATGCTTCATAACAAACCACTTCGGATAATTCATAAGCATTTCATAGTTCTTGTCATCAACTTTTGCAAAATACCCTTGACTGAGTTCGATGAGCTTCACAGTCTTCTCACCTTGCTCCCGTTCTCTGTCATATCCACATGTAGTTGTTGTGGGAATCTGCTCTTCATGTTCTCATCATGGCTTATAGCAAGTATTCTCATGTCCGGATAGCGATTGTGTATCGTCTCAAGTGCCGTACAGTATCCCTCGATACCATCAGCATCAAGGAAACTTGGTTCATCAATGAAGAGCATCCCGAGTTGCAACCCAATTCTTGAAGCTTTTATCATGGCCAGCGCAAAACTATTGGCCAGCGCAGCTCTTACTTTCTGACCACCGGACCGACTCAGGTATGGTAGCACACCGTTGTCAACATCAATAATGATAATCTCGAGAGTGGCAACTTCCTTCGCCTTGTTCGATTTCAGGACCTTCTCCGTAATAAACTCCAGTCGCATGCGCCCGCCTGTCATCTGCCCGAGTATTTCATTTGCCGCTGCCTCTAACTCCGGAACGATATCCCTGATGATTTGATAAGGAATTCCGTCCTGACTAAAAGCCTCCGATAGAACCGTAAGATGTACCGCCTTTTTTGCCGCCTGCTGCAGTCCTTCTCTGGATGCTGTCAGGATATCCTTTTTACGATCTATCGCCTGCAGTTGAGCGCTGATTGTACCGATTCTTTGATTCAATGTGGAAATCCATCCTTCGATAATATTAATTCTTTTTTCGAGGGATTTGCTATTTTGCTGGAGAAATTCCTTGCCGGTAGTCAGAGTTTTCAGCTCAGTCAGCCTTTCATTTATGGAATTGAACGAGTTCATCAGTTCGTCGAGGTCGGTACCCAACTGATTGATAACCTCCAGAGATGATTCCACAAACTGTTTTGCCTTCGGCAGTTGCATTTTCATTTGCTCATATGATAAGAGCTCGTTGATTCTAGCCTTTAAAGCCGAAACTTGATTGGTTGCACTGGAAAGCTGAGCAATGTCAATTTCAAGAAGAGCCAGTTCGCTTTCATATTCCAGAATTTTAACCCGAGCATCGGCATCCTGCTTTTTAAGACCTTCAGCTGTTGCGGTTGCTCCTGCCAGTTTGGCCAGCTGGTCTTTGGCCGTTCTGAATATCCGTACTTCATGGAGAAGATTATTTTGAAGAGAAGCATCGTAACCAACTTCCATAAGCTGCGTCTGAAACTTTTGAATCGTATCACTGAGCTTTAATTTCTTCTCATCACCATCTGATATGGTTTTCTGTTTTTCTAAAAGAAGTGTCTCAATATCAACCTTTGCTTCTTTTGCTGACTGAAGGAACTTGCAGTGAGCATTTAAAAGGTCTACACAGTTTGCATTGCCAAGCATTTCAGTTTGCTTCGTAAGCGTTCTTATTCTGTAATCCAGACTTGCAATTTCATTATTGTTTTTTTCATTGTGGAAAGTTAACTGCGATACTGCTATCGTTAATGTATTATCAAGGTTTTTATAGTCCTGTTCCTTTTTCTCGCATTCCTCCAAATCATGCTCAACTGTACTGCCTACGACAATCTTTTCAAGCCTCCCTTCATCCTCTAAATTATTATTGATAGCATCGATCGTAATGGCGGTATTTTTCCGGAATTGCTCAGCCGCCGATAAATCCATGTTGAGCTTGCGGCAGCGCTGCTGTTTATCATTAAGCAGTTGCAGTTTCCCGTCCATGGCCGCGATCTCCAGACGTGATGCATCAAGTTCAGCGCATTTGTCCAGAATCTTCGCTTCACCCTGTAGGAAGGTTTCCGTTTCCTCGATACGCTTCTGAAGATCAACTCTTCTGGCTTTCTTTTCGGTGTGCTGATCAGTAACAGCTTTTATATTGATCTCCAGCCTGGAAGCCTCCTGATCATACCCGGCCATTGCCCCGAGTGTGGAATTGACAGAAGCCAAATTCTCCTTGTTTTCCGTGAGATCACCGGCTGCAGTACTGAGTTCTGCTTGCACCTGTTCCAATTCCGTGTGGAGGCTATCTTCATTAGAAACTTCACTCTCGAGATTTGCAATATTGGCGTTGATTATCTTGACTTCTCGGTTAGCATCCGTCAGTTTGCCGCTTGCAATCTTCGCAAGCTCGTCGTATATCCCGAGCCCCAGAAGATTTGCCAGCACCGCCATGCGGTCGTCCTTTGAAGCTTCCATGAATTTGCCATACCGGTCCTGCATGATAAGTACGCAACTCTGAAAGGTGTCGCAGTCCATGCCAAGCAGGTTAATAATTTTCTGCTGAGTTTCTTTCATGAGTTCACAACTATGATCAATCCATCTGTCTTCCCTGTCTACACGCTCGTGCAATTTCCATTTTGCCAGCGCTAACGTGCCCTTGCTCTTACTTCTTGTCCTTGTCACTCTCCACAGATCGGCACCCAGACTAAACGTAAACGATATGCTTCCCGACTTCTCCCCGTTCCGAATCCAGCCCGTCAGTTCTTTTTCTCTGGTCTCTTCGTACAAACAATCGGTTATAGCATCCATGAAGAGGCTCGATTTCCCCGATCCGTTTATGCCGTTGACCATTGCAAAAAAGATATCTTGGAAAGAAAGCTTCTCATCTGCATAGCTTCGATAATTGTGGACTTCTATTTCCACAGGCAGAAATAATCCGGATGTGGATCCCATTGGTGAGCTGGCTTGAGCTTCGGCAATAATGGGTATCGCCATTTCTTGTATAGCCAGATTTATCTCAGGTATCATTGAAGGATGTTTTTCGAACAGATATTCATTCAAGCAATCTTCAACCGTCAGCTTTTCCGTCATGCCTTCCCGGTTCACCGATGCCGTAATCGACTCCGGCCTGATTTCACTGACATAATAAGCGCCAGCGGCATAAAGGTCACGTTCGAGCTTCTTTTTATCGAGTGCCTTTTCGGTCTCGCTGTCACAGGTGTAAAGAACTCGGACAACTTTGTCTTTAGCTATTTTCCATGGGAATCCTATTAGAAATGCATCATCAGGATTTCCGTTTATAAATCCCTTAACTACATCCTGCTCAAAATATATTGTTAAAAACTCTCTGGCAGGTGTCTCAATAAAATTAGAATTATCATATGTAGGCCTGAAACCGTTCCACGGTCCATTTATGGGCAAGCCAGGAAGATTATGCATCCAAAACCCTTTTTTATTCTCTTCATCATTAAATGTAAACGCATCAATGCTTCCGGAATAATATACCGGCTTATTGCATGCATCCAGCTCCTGCGCCTTATGTATATGCCCCAGACACACCAAATCAAAAGCACTGTTGTCCAGCGTTGCCGCATCCAGTACAACCTCATTCGCCTGAAAGATGTGGGTACCGGTACCCATGTCGCAACCCACAACCGTATGATGAGCCATAAGCACCGACGGGATTGTGGGGTCAATCTGAGCCGACAGCCCTTGAATAATACTGGCCAGTTGCTGAGTAAACACCTGGTTCTCTTCCTCAGCTGACAGCCCTGGGAACTGCGCCCGGAAGTGGCCTTTGTCAAAGCCGGGTAGTCCGGCGATTTGAATCGGGCCGGATTTGGTTGAAAATTTGTATAACCCAGGTTCGGTAAAGAAAAATATATCATCAGAACAACCATGTAACATATCACTAAGCGCGTAGTATGATTGCAAACTTTCATGACTGGGGGTTCCGTAAAGAATACCAATCGGAGCAACATTGCTCAATCTTCTCAAATATTCTGCGGCAGTTCTGGTTTCAACCAGTACTCTATCACTCCAAACCTTGGCTGCATGAAAAATGTCACCTGCAATGAGAATAATATCAGGCTTCTCCTCATAAACTGTCCTCTTAAGTATATCCAGACACTTGATGGTATTCTCCATCCTCTTCATGGGATCGTCGCACTGGGGGCCGATGTAAGCCCCCAAATGCCAATCGGCAGTTGCTAAAATTTTCATACCTTATCGACCCCCACTTTCCAAAAACTTATCCAGTTCCTTTTTAGGAAATATACATCTTCTACCAACTTGAATGTATTTTATTCTATTTGTTTTAACCAGTTTGTTTATAAATGTGTTCTCAGCCAATCCCATGTAAGCGGCAGCTTCTTTGCGATTAAAAGCTTGCTTTTCAATATTTTTTCCTTTCATACCCGATTCCTCCTCCTGCTTGACCGCGCTATCTTGTTTCTGATTTTCCGGCGGTCTTTATGAACATGGGCGCGGCTGTGTTTATCGTGATATCTCAATTTCATGCTTCTTTTCCTCCAATTTTTAATAAATGACTTGCTTCCAAATCAGCTGCGTGTAGTGCCACTATTGCCGGATACATATTGACCGCATTATCCAGATCGCGGTAATCATCCTTGGGCACATATCCACCCATATGCCATCTGATCATGGCGATTTCCAGATCGGTAAGCTGGATAAACCGGAGAAGAGTGATAACGCTCTTCTCTCCGTGCCCGATCGGAAACTGGTCCTTAACAATAACAACCTCTTCTTCCTGCCAGTCATTAATTTGTTTACCGTAACCGTTATCCTTTTTGCCCTTCAGGACGTTTTTGATTTCCTTGCCATAAAAATTGATTTTGCAGATGTCATGGCCAAGGGCAATGATAGCGATGGTATCAGTAGAAAGCTCCAGTCTGTAATACTCGTTCTTATGTTGCAGTAGATACCACACATGAAGCGAATGCTCCGCCAGGCCTCCGGGATAGGAGCCATGATATTTAGTGGATGCAGGTGCCGTAAAGAAATCGGAATCTTCAAGATAATCAATCAGACCGCAAATTTCATCACGCGAAGTTTCTCTTAGAACACTGATAATTTTCTCTTTATTAGCCTGAATTTCAGTAGCTTCCAGCATCCCTACTTCCCGCCCTTCTTGCCGCCCAACTGCTGGCACTTGATGCATGCCGCTGCGCCAAATTTCTTTATACTCGCATCATATACATTCCTGGCAATCTCGGCCTTGCATTCAGGATTGCTGCAGAAATACTTCTCAGGCCCGGCGTTCTCCCAGGGATTAGGCTTCTCTGAATTTTCCACATCCGGAGGGCATGCCTCATAATCCTGTTCAATAATCTCACCCGTGGATTTATCAACGTCCGTGCGGGCTTCCGTAAGTGCCTGCAATTGTTGCGATGCCTGCAATGCCCTTCCGTAAATCATGCCAGCGGCTGAAATGCCCTTATTGATTCTGGCTTCAAGGATTCTGTCGTCCTTTGTTTCATCCAAATCCCAATAGACCATAGTAAAAGGTTTTTGAAGCTGTTCAATCGAATAATGGCCCCTGATTTTAAATGCCTCCCTTATGCATGCATCCTGTGCTCCGCTCTCTGCCTTTCTCAACGGCTCAGAATTTTCATATGTTCCGCCTGCCTTCTTTTTTGCCATCCTGAGCACTTCTTTGGAGCATGAAGTGAAAAGCCAATCGCCTTCTTTTGCCCCTACGTATTGCAGTGTGGCAGTGCATACATCCGCATTCTTTTCCTTGTCATAGCAGAAAATTGGATTTAAGAAAGTACCCTTTGCAACTGATTTTATTTTGAGTAGTCCAGGCCTCGTAACGGAATATCTTATTTCTTTATAAGGGTTTCCGTAGAAATCATCGCCAGCGTGTTTCTGAATATAAATATCGCCGCCATCAGGAGTAGTGTCCAGAAACTTCATACTGATTACAGGCTTGTAATATGGTCCCATTTCCTGAATGCTTTGAACATCAACCATCATATTGAAAAATTCAGGATGTTCTTCATAATCCTTGACAAACTCATCCATCGTTCTATACTTCTTCATTGATTTTTTGCCCCTTTCATGTTATTCTGTTATTAAGGATTTTTTGTTTTCCAGCCATTTCTCTACGACCGCTTGTTCGAGCAGTTCGTAGGATTTGGCTGGTATTTTTATTTCCGACCGCGCCCCGTGGAAACTTCCGTCCTTTTCGATGATCCTGATTGTAACCTCCTTGCAGATCAGTGATTCCACAACCGTTATGTCTTTCAATTCATTAATCTGTATAACCACCCTACCCACCCCGCTCCTTTACTTCAGTTTTGCTATACAACTTTTACAAACGTGCTTACCTTTGAACGTTTCAATGTTGTCAACATCCCCGCAGAAAACGCATCCCGGTGCATATTTCTTCAAAACGATTGTGTCCGATTCCGTGAAGATTTCCAGCGAATCTCCCTCTTCGATGTCCAATGTCCGTCTCAGTTCGACCGGCAATACGATCCTGCCGAGCTCGTCAATTCTCCTAACTACGCCTGTTGATTTCATAATTAAACCCTCCAATCATAATGTTTCGGCATCCGGACCTCTACCGGTTTTGCCTTCATTTGCACAACGTGCATCTCTCTTTCGTATCTCATCCCGCACCAGAAGCAGAAAACTGCAATAATGAGCACCGGGATTACTGTCTGCGTGAAAAACATATGTATCGACCTCCAAATATTTATTTGTGCCTTACGGCTGGTGCGGGGAATGCTCCCCGCGGGCTGCTAATAATTTGCCGTGATGTAGTTCACCAGATCGGCAACCGTTTCAAACTTCTGCGCTTCCTCACTCGGAATTTCAAGGCCAAATTCCTTATCAATTGCAGCAGCAATTTCGTCCCAATATTCATCCGTCATCTCAAGATCGACAACCAATTTGCTTTCCAGCGTAATGGTGTCTTCATCATCGACATCCATTGTCCCAAACAAAATTCCCCTTATCTTTTCAAATATCATAAAATCATCCTCCTATAAAAATATTTGCCTTTCGGCTTGTGGAGAAGGTGAGAGTCGGACTCACTATCTGACATGCTTGTGCCTGCCCATTCAACCGTTGAACTGCTTCCCCATATTAGGCGGGCACAATAAGACCCGCCTTATGTTAAGTGATATATATTATTTAGTGTTTGGTTATCTGATGTTTCTCATGAGAATCACCTTGTCTTTCATGCCGGCATTAATGGCTGCCGCTTGCCGTGCCTTCACCTGTAATTGATCTTAGGGTTTATCAATTTTAATGTATTATATAAGGCTTGTCTCGTATCCGATTCATGCGTAAAACCGCCATCCTTTCTCCCGCCCAGTTCATTACGCCCGAAGCACCGCGCTTGGCTTTTATATTGCATGAGGCCGCTGCATACATGCCCCCGTTGTTCTAACTAAAAGAACCCGCATGGGAATCCGCGGACTGAACTTTCAATAATTGGCCGAGCGTCGGTTTGGCTTTGGTATAGCGCTCGTGTAACGCTGTTTACTTTCAGCACGTCCGACCGATGGAGCCCGAGAATTTCCCACATTGTTATGTCCTCCTTCCTGATAGAATCATGCTTGCCTTTATCGCAAGCGGCTGGCACCGGTCTTATACAATGCCCGGATAAACGATACTTCTTTACCTGTTCGGTGTTAAAATTTCTTTTGCATGCGCTGCAAGTCGGTTAATTTCTTCTGCAATCTTTACTGCATTTTCAGTTTTTGCAGTAATATCAATATTGCCAGATGCAATGTTGCTCTCCTGAAGCGTTTCCAATGTCATGATCTGTTTGTTGAGTGACGATTTGTAATCCATGGGTAGAATCCTCCTTTCTGATAAGATGGAATGAATCAGCTATAACCTGCCTTCACCCACTGATAACCCCTCTATGTAAATTTCTATTTGGGTTACTTCACCGCAAATACCTCCGTCTGCTGCTTCCCGAAATTCCGGGCTGCTTCATGATCCGAGAAGTAAATATCCACAATCCTCCCGTCGTACTTATCAGCAATCCAGCTTGCCGTCCTGTCCTGCACTATATACCTGTGGCCGTTGATAAGTAATTTAGTCCCGATCGGCAGAGGAGCAGCTACCGAAATACCTTCCTTCAACTCAATGCCGGCGGCTCCCTTCACGATTCCCCCGGGCCGGTTTCTGGCATATTCTCCGCAGCATAGTTCGCATCCACAGAAGGCTGTCAGGGTGTAGGTGCCAAGAAAGGTGAGCACCGTTTCCCTCTCTCCACCCCTGTCTGCCTTTTCTTTATCTCTGAGTTCTTCTTGGAGGTTGTCAATTTGTTTGGTAAGTGATTCATTTTTTGAAACATCCGATTTGTGGGTATCTGTCAGGTCTTTCACTTGCTGCTGAAGCGCTGCGTTTTTATCAACGATTTCATTTGCTCGATTTGCAAGCATCCCTATAATAAGCAAATAGCCGATTGCCGTCAAAATAAATGCGATTTTCCACGCGGTTACTTTATTCATCATGGCCGCCCACCCAATCTTTCAAACCGCCCGCAGTTGTGGTCAAAATCCACAACCACATCCTCAAGAGTGCACCAGGTTTTATCATCTTCCGATTCTTCTTCCGGTACCTTGTCTATGTCGGCGTATTCGCAAGCTCCGCAGCAGCCCGTCGGATCGATCTTCAGTTCAAATGATGGCGATTTATGATCAACATCTTCTAATGCTTCATTGACTTCGGTATCAATCGAATTGAGCGTTCTTACCGCGTTTGCGATGTCTGACGTGACCTCATCATAATCATCCGGACTTACACCTTCAGCGAATATCTGGATTTCAGTTCCGGTGAGATTAAAAAGGCCTTGATAGAGAGCGGTCACTTTGTTATAGATTGCGTTTTTGATTTCGTCCGGAATGATGGCTTTTGTTGCCGGAACTTCGATGGGCTTGTCGTGGAGCTGCTTTTTTGTTTGCTGTAATTGCTGATTGAGAGCGCCGATCTGCTGCTGATATCCTGATATTTCCTCACCAAGCTCCTTGACCTTGGCAGGATCGGCGTTGCGTTTAGCCTGATCAAGTTGCTGCTGGATATTGTGGACAGTTTTATTGAGGGCAGTGATGGAGCGCTGGCTGTTATCGAGTTGCTTCTTGGCTTCGCGTTCGGCCTCAAACTTAGCATCGATAAACTTCTTCTGCACTTGTTCTCTTATCTGTTCCGATTCTTTAAGCTTGTCCTCCAGGTCCTTATATTGTTTATGAGTAGTGATGTCACCTGAAACGACTTTGTCGGAAAGCTCTTTTGATGCCGATGGTTTGGATGCTGCAAAGAGAACAGATGCTTGAATTTTTGTAGCATCTTCGATGTTGCCGAAATTTTCGGCAACGTACTTATATGACCGAACATAATTTTCACCTGTATCGCGTGACATTCCTATGCTCTCACACCATGCTCCAAAAGTTCCTTTGTAATGGTTTGCCAACTTTTCATGTACCTCTGAAAGCTCCTTTGCTACCGACAACATAAATGTAATCCTCATCTGAGAAATTTTATGAGCCTTTTCCTGCAGGAATTCCGCTGTCTCATCATCCACTGTAGAATAATCAAACGCAAGTACATTGGCAGGTTCATGTAAATCAATACCAGTTTCTTCTTTATTAATAGATTCAGATTTTTTGATTTTTAAATTTTTCAATGCATCTTTTAGTTCCTTATTTTTGCAGCCTCTCACTAAAGCATCTTCTGCATTTTCTATAAAAGCTAAGTTTTTTGTATCGTTTATTATGTCAAAACCACATTCGCTGTCATTATTAAAACCGCATAGAATATTGTTACATATCAATTTATTTTCCTCCTTTTCGGTTTCTTCTTTTTTCAAGTCACATGAATCAGGATCCGAGATGATCTTGTAAGCTAGCAGAACAGCATCATTTTTGCATTCAAATCCATCTACTGCTCCGATAACATCCCAATAATATCCGTCACTCTCCGTATCCTCATCGGCAAAACAGCAGCACTGATCTTCATAGCCTTCTGGCAGTCCGCAATTTCTACTCATTGGCACTTCATCCTCTTCATCCATCTCTTCATTAAATCGCTTCATACATTCTTCGCAGCCTACCGACTCAACAAGAGAGCAAAAAGTATATCCATCCTGGTAGACATCAACCATAGCATTGAGACATTCTTTAACAACATGCTTTGATTCATCGTATTCCACATATTGCGCGCATTCGTGGGATTGATAGAATATCCCGCCTCTGCACCAGTGGGCCTGATCTTCTTTCCAGTCGGTCCAGCTTGTTCTTGGAGGTTCTCCGGGATATGCTTTGTCGTAAGGATTTTCAATAGCTCTCAAATCGTCATAACACTCACAATGTGGACATCGTCCCGACTGATTGTAAAGGCATTTCTCGCAAATGCATCCTGGAGGCTCCGAACAATAAAACGATAGTTTTAAAGCGTCGTTCATATGTCCAGTCTCTTTGCAGTAACAAGGCACAATTCAACTATCCTCAGAACTTCCGGCAACGTAGTCCGCCTGTGGAAAAATATCCGGTTGAACTTTATGTCCTGCGTTGCCATGCTCAAAGCGGTTTCGATTAATTTGTCAGATACAGGATATCTCTTGCGAATGATTTCTTTTAGCATGATGGGTACCTCACATTTCCAAAATTCTACTTCTGTGATAAAATCCCATTGAAGGGAGGTGTATTTATTGAAAAAATGTAGCAATTGCGGGTCAACTGATATACTTAAAATTCCTATTCCCGAAGGTAAAAATAACCTTGCCATCCTTGCTTTTGCGGATAATCAGGAAGGGAGACCCTCAAACGATGCGTATGTTTGTCAATTCAATATTGTTCCGTATCAGTGCAATGATTGCGGAAAACTTGAATTTTACAGCAAATCGTTTCATGCCTTAGCAAAACGGAAACCGTCCCAAATATAGTAATTGGGGCTGTTAACGATTATCTTAAGTTCTTTAATCTCTTTAAGCCGCACGCCTGATGCGGTTTCTTTTTTGTTTTTAGCCACTTTGCTTTTCCTCCTTTCTATAATTTTTCAATGAACATTTCACACTTGCTTGGATTGGTCTTCCAATCCTATTTGTGGTAAAATTGTATATGGAGGCGATATTGTGAATAAAGTTACTTATAAAGTGTTGCTGTTTATCAATAGTGGCAAAGGCACCAAGTCCTATAATGTGGTTATGTCTAAATTCAAAAAACAACTAATTCCTTCCATTGACGATTCCATACATATGCTCATTACCGACAGGATGATTGGTATTAATTATGCAGGTGTTAACGAAATGGGATGTCTTATAAATCCATCAAGTATAACAATTACTGCAAAAGGTAAAGAATTTATTGAAAATCAATCATCTCAAAAGTTCCGGTTTTGGCTTCCGATAATTATCTCTATAGCAGCACTTATCGGAGCATATAGGAAAGAGCTTCTTTTACTAGTACAAGTACTGCTACAACTATTGAAAAGTATAATGGGAAATTAGGGTATCGTTCGCGAAACAGTCTTTGATCTTTCATAAATATTTCACCGCCTCACTTTTTTAATAAGCACTATCAGGCTTGCTTGGATTGGATCCATTTTTCTATTTCTTCAACCTTCAAAATAAAATCTCTTCCATTAGGTTTGTAAGCTCTGAGTTCCTTATTTTTTATTGCCATATAAAGCAATGTGCGGCCTATTCCGTAAAACGTTGCCGCCTCTTTGATTTTAAGAAATGTTTTCATTGTGATACGCTTTCTGGGATTCTTGCTTCCAAAAAATCGTTCGGTTCCTTTCCAAGAACACCACAAATAATTTCTATTTCTTCGGGTGTAAATTTGTATATTCCATTCAATTTTGCACTAAGAGTCTGTGGCTTGATGCCTGTTTTTTTAGAGAGAAAACTTTGTTTAATGCCATTTTCTTCGAGATATGCTGATATTTTAATTGCTGGCGACTGAAACATTAATTCGACCTCCTTCTGGTATGTCCAGAAATTCTGTACCTACTTACATGATAGTTCAGCAATACTGTATTGTCAATAGTAAAATTCAGAAAAGCTGTACTTTCTTCTTTACAAATTGTAAATATTAATGTACAATTTTGACGGAGGTGAAGAAATGAGCACTATAGGAGATAATATTAAAAAATACAGAGAACTGAGAGATTTGACTCAGGAATATATTGCAAAGGCTGTAGGTAAATCAAAAAACGTAGTATCAAATTGGGAGTGCGGAAAAAATAAACCTGACGCAGACATTATAACAATACTATGTGGACTTCTTGGGGTAGATGCCAATACTTTGATGGGATGGGATAATACAGAACAATTTAAATCAGATACTAAAAATGTCTCTGGTCAAATATTATATAATCCAAAATTTAAAGAAATACTTTCTGATATTGCCGAAATGTCAAATAAAGATATTGATTTAGTTAAGGACATTATAAAAAGAATGAAATAAATAAGGAGTGATAAATTTTGCAGATCAAACCTTATAAAAGAGACTCAAAAACATTATTTAGCTGTCGCATATGGTATTATAAAAATAAAAAGAAAAAAAGCAAATACCAAGAGGGATTCGATGGAAAGAAAAAAGCCGAAGCATGGGGGGATAAAGAAAAGAAGAGACTGGAAGGGTTGCAGGCCGGAGCCGACAAAACAGAAGTCAGAGAATTTCTTGAACGCTGGATAAAGACTAAAGAAAAGAAGCTCTCTCCCACAACACTGAGCGGGTATAGGGTTAACATCAAACACATCAATGAACGAATCGGAGATGCCTTACTTTATAATTTAAAATTAATGGACGTGCAAGAAATGCTAGACAAGCTTACTGAAGGCGGGTTAAAATATAGAACCGTCAAATACGTATGCCGGACATTGCATGCCGCCATGGAATACGCAATTAAGAACGAAGATATTGAAAAAAACCCATGCAAAGGTGCTGAAATAGCAGAAGACGAAGAAGAATTTGTAGTGATCGTATATTCTGCAGAAGATTTAAAAAAACTTATATTAGCCTTAAGAGAACAAGAAAATCCGCTTTATCCATATGTTTTGCTTTCATCAATGCGCGGACTAAGGCGCGGAGAATGTCTCGGGTTGCGATGGTCCGATATTGATTTTGAAAAAGGCATTGCTCATATAATTAACAATTATGTAGTTGTTAATAAAGTGGCATACCATAAGAAGGTTAAAACAAAAGAATCCGAGCGGCTCATTGATATGGAGGGCATTATTGCTGAAGAATTTAAGGCATATAAAGAGCGCATGAATAAGGGCAAAAAAATAATTCAGACATATGTATGTGAATTGCCGGATGGTACATTACCAGATCCTTCTCACATATCAAGAAGTATAAAGGCATTCCAAAAAGCCAATGATTTGCCTGAATGCCGTTTCCATGATTTGAGGCATACATTTGCCGTTCTGCAATTGGAAAATGGTACTGATTTGGATACATTAAAACGGATGCTTGGTCATAGTAAAATTGGCATAACTTCAGATTTATACCTGCATGAAAATGTCAGTTTGATTAAAAAAGCAAGTCGCAGAACGGATAATATAATTAATATTCATTGTGACAAAATTGTGACAAATTTAAAAGACGATAGCACAGGAAATCTGTAGGTCTTGAAGGCATTGTCTGTAAGCATTGGTACATCTACGGCGTGACAATATGATAAGTACAGAAATGCTGTACAAAGATTGGTAATACGACTGGAAATCGTGTGAAGCTTTATCGCTTCCGTGGGTTCAAATCCCACTCTCTCCGCCATCATAAAGGCTCTTGTTTTAGTTAACAAGAGCCTTTATTGTGACAAAATTGTGACATTTTTAAAATTTGTCAATTATCTCTCTACACAGTGATCCCAAGTTATCATTTCCGGTTGCCTGAAGCAGACTAGAAGAAAGCTCTTTTTTAAATTCCTCATCTTTACAATAATTAGTTTTGAATATTTTCACTAGTTTACCAAGGAAAATTTTAATAGATGTGTTTGTTTTGAGATTTAACATTGTTCTTTCTCCCTTATTATTTATTTCCAGTCATTAGTGATCCATTATGAATAACAGAAATTTTAATGCCTGCTCAACAGCCTGGCTGACAGATACGCCATGTTTGCTGCAATATTCATGCAGCAAGTCAGCTTGCATTTTGTTGAGCTTTATACTGTCGGTTTGAATCGGTTGACTGGTATGCTTAATTTTGTTGCATGATATTTCCATAGCATTATCCTCCAATACGTTGCGACATTTTGCGACATATTACGACATGTTATGTAAACCGTAATTACATTATATTGCAAAAAGTGAAATATTTCAATAACCCCTCAGTCCTATGCAGTATAGGTATAAAGCACTAGTATATGTAAATGTCTTGCTTTTTGTAAATTTATGTTATATTATAGAAATGATTGGAGATGATTATATGATATGTCCAAAATGTAAAAAAGAAAATCCTACAGATGCTACATTTTGCAATTCATGCGGATCATTATTTCAACAGATGCAGATAAAAAAGAAATCTGGTTGTCTGAAAATTGCTGGAATTGTCTTTGCTGCAATTATAGTACTGATAGTCATATTAATGATAGTGGCCGTAAATTCTCCGAAAGATGTTGTTACAAGTAATAGTACTACTAACGGCGGCTTTAGTGGTGGGAGTTCGGGCGGCGGTGGCGGAGGCGGAGGCAGAGGCGCTTTCGATGATGTTGTTAATGCTGTAACCAATACCAATACCAATACTAATACTAATAGTAATATCGAAGAGAAGCCTATGATAATAACAGCAGTCCAGCTTGCAAAAGAATACGAAGAAAATGAATTATTGGCAGACAGAAACTATAAAGGGAAATTGCTTGAAATAAGCGGAGTTATAGATGACATAGGTACAGATATTTTAGGTACCGCTTATTTTACATTGAAAACAGATAATTATTATATTGTACAATGCATGGTTTCAAAAGAAGGCGAAGATAAACTAATGGAATTTAAAAAAGGTGATGGCATACAATCAACTAAAATATGTACTGGCAAGATTCTTATAAGTATTATATTGGATTATAAAAAATAATAAAGGTATATATGAAAAAACTGTTTTTGATAATGATATTAATATTGTGTTTGCAAGTACCTATATATGCAGCAGATGCCAGAAGCTATATTATAATTGGTGATGAGCATAGAGTATCCGATGTATATATCTGTGATTCTTATTATATCTTTGTGCCTGATAATCTGGATAATAAAAAACAACTAATAACAAAAGATATG